GGCTGGATGTATTTAGGATACAATACACTGGGCAAACATTGGTCAAGTGTGCTTAATGAGAACGATATCGAAGTGGTAAAACGTCATGCGGTGAGGCCACAAGCAAGGTTTGCAGCTGAGTTCTATATGCACTTTGGTCGCCCATCACTTACCTATGTCAACAGGGTAAAGTTCTATAACTGGTGGATGAAGAATAATCTGTCAGCGGTACATGATCCTGATATGAAGCTGTCTGAATTAGCACTAGGTTATATACCAGTAGCTAGGATATCTGATTATAAAATTGGTGATGGTGAATCAATCACTGTACCAGCTACCTACTCTCATAAAGATGCCAAGGAATGGAATGTCAATGTGTGGAGCCAGTTTAACAAAATAGTCAATATACAGATATTAGACTCTGCGTAAAGTGGGCTGGTAATGATATATGTCATTACCAAGCGACTTCCAATCAGGCTCATTTTCCATATTAATAGAATCAATATTAAATTTAGATATGATACACTTACTATTGGTTAATATATTAAGATTAGGCATTTCTTCTGATATAGATTCATATCCCAAAGAACGGTATCGTACACAGTCTTCCCATGCAGCACCAAAGAAATATATATTTTTTATCTCAGGATGTAATGACAAATAGTATTCTAACTGCCACAACCAATGCATAGATATTTGATATTTTGCTGGGTTTCTATAATTCCATATAATAGGATCTGTCTGCTCTAATTTAAAATCATTATAGTGGGTATATAATGTATCAAAAGCCCATTTTAAATCAATAATTTTTTTTCTTTTTGTATTGTTAAACAACAATCTGGCATTATCAGACCAAATAGAATCAGAAACGTCACGTTCCGTCTTGCAGCTATATGTAGCCAATATTACTGTTGTAATAGATTCCGTAGAATCTAAAAAATGCGTTATATTGTTTGTTATTCTGGGATTCGAGGGCTTCCAACAGTCTATTAGAATAGCAATACTAGGTAGGGAAGTAATCATATTAATATTTATTAACAACAAAATATTTTTAATAAAATAGCATAGCTAAATAGTTTTATCAGTCAATCAGAATACTACTGTATTTTGCATTCATAAATTAATTTACACAACAATGAACAAAATAATTAGAATACAACAACCCGATACCGCACCCATGCATCTTACATGGATGATTAATAATATATGCACTAACCATTGCAGCTATTGTCCCCCAAACTTACACGAAGGTAAAAATCACTATTATGAGTGGGAGAACGCCCAGCGTTTTTTTAAGATGTTGTTTGAACGCTATCCTAAAATTCACTGTAGTGTTAGTGGTGGTGAACCTAGTTTAAGTCCCTTCTTTCCAGATATCTGTAAACTATTTTACGAAGCAGGTCACACTATTGGATTAACATCCAATGCTGCTAAACCAGCTAGTTACTGGAGAGATATTGCGCCTTACTTAGATTATATTAGTTTTTCTTGGCATCCCGAATTTCCTGATAAAAATTTTTTAGAAAAAGTAGTTGCTGCTGCTAGACAAATTTTAGTTACAGTTCGTGTAATGATGTTGCCAAGTAAATGGGAAGAAAGCATAGCTATGTTTAATGAAGCATCTGCACGTTGGGAATTTATAACTGAACCAGTAAAAATTATACCATATAACGATACTGACCCCAATGCTTCTGTATATACAGAAGAACAGTTAGCATGGTTTAATGATAATCATGGGAATCAAAAAGAACGTAGCTTAAGACATCTTATGCCAATTATGCCGGCGAATATAATGGCAAACTATCACTTTGATGATGGAACTGTAGTACATGATGCTAACGCTAGCGATTGGGTTAATCGTGGATTTACTAACTTCAATGGATACAAATGTGAGATTGGATTAAAATCATTGTTTGTTCGTCCAAATGGCATAATATATCTAGGTAATTGCTTAGTTGGAGGCAAGATTGGTAACATTAACAAACCTGAAAAAATTATGTGGCCTACAGATAATATTAAATGTAATATTGATATATGCAGTTGCTCAAGTGATGTTAATATAAACAAGTGGATTGAATGAACAAAATAATTAGAATAGAACAACCAAGCAATGCTCCTTTAAATTTAACATGGATCATTAATAATATATGCACAAACCATTGCTCATACTGTGCTACAAACTTACACATGGGAAAAAATCATAATTACGAATGGGCAAATGCACTCAGATTTTTCGAAATGTTGTTTGAAAAATATCCTAGAATACATTGTAGTGTTAGTGGCGGTGAACCAAGTGTTAGTCCATTCTTTCCTGAAATTTGTAAACTATTTTACGAGCGTGGACATACTATTGGTGTAACAACTAATCTAGCAAAACCTGTGAGATACTGGAAAGAATTGGCAGCATATTTAAATTACGCATCAATATCATGGCATTCGCAATTTGTTGATATAAACTTCTTAGAAAAAACACTAGCTGTTGCGGATCTAATACCAACTAATGTTCGTATATTAATGCTGCCTGGGCAATGGGAACAATGCGTGGCAGTATATGATAAGTTATCTAAGATAGATAAATTTACAATAGAACCAGTAATGATACAAGACAAACGAGGAATGGACTCAAGTGCTCATGTGTATAATATTCCACAACAAATATGGTTTGAGCAAAACAGACCGTCTAACAAAGATAAGATGCTGCATTTGAATCGTAAAGATGTTCCTGGATTAGGTTTAGGTGCTAAGTATTTCTTTCAGGATGGCACGAGTGTAGAAAATGCTAACACCACTGATTTAATAAACAGTGGGTTGACACACTTTAAAGATTATGACTGTGAAATCGGGTTAAAATCATTGTATATTGACTACAATGGAACAGTATTTGCTGGCAATTGCTGTGTTGGAGGTCCATTGGGCTCAATCAATGATCCAGAGAGCATAACATGGGCAACACAGCCTATCAAATGTACTGTAAATTTATGCCATTGTGACACTGATGTTTCTATCAATAAAAGGATTGGTAATGTTTTGTAAATTTTTATCCAATACTTATCACTTTAGTTATGACAATGTAAAACCATGCTGTTGGATTAAACACACTCCCGAAACTCAAATTAATATTCTTGATCCAGATATTACTGGAAAACTAAAAACTATAAGACAAGTAGATGATTGGATACCAGAATGCAGTTACTGTCATGATTTAGAGTTAGCAGGTACAAAATCTCCAAGAAATGCTGCAGAACGAGAAGGAATATTCAATAACGATGATGTATTAGGAGATGCTATTAAAGTTGAATTACAATTAGATGATAATTGCAATGCCGCATGCCTAATGTGCGGAACTTGGAATAGCACTACTTGGCAACAGTACGAAACAAAAACTCTTAAGAGTAAAATGCCATCGTACCGATGGAAAACTACTATCGAAGAAAGAATTAATGCTGTTAATAATATAATTGACTTTAATAAAACAAAACAAGTTCATTTTTTTGGCGGCGAACCATTTAATAGTGATACACAACTGAAAATGTTGCGGTTGATAAATTATCCTGAGAATGTCAATCTTGTGTATACAACAAATGGTAGTGTATTTCCATGTGCCGAAACATGGGCACTATGGAAAAATTTTAAAAATGTTCACATAGGAATTAGTATAGATGGAGTAGGAGAACAATTTAACTATCTAAGATGGCCGTTACAGTGGAATCAAGTTGAAAATAATTTGATAAAATATATTAACGCAAACTATAAAAATATTACGCTGAATACTAGTTTTACAGCAACGCCATTTAACATCTTTTATATAGACAAATATTCTGAATGGGCAACACAATTTTCAAAAAAATATAATTCTAATAGTACAAAATTAACAAGCTGGTTCAGTTATCCTCAACCAGTAGTAGGTGATCATATAGATATGACTTGCATTCCGCCAAAGCTACAGAATGTCGTCAAATCTAAGTACGGCGCAGATAGTAGAATTGTTAAAATAATAGGAGAATTTGATTTACAAAAATGCTTGCATATGATTAACTATGCACAATTTCATGATAGACATAGAAAATTAAATTGGAAAGAAACTTTTCCAGAAATTGTTGAGTTTTTTGATATGGATAAACTTTCCCCAGTATCAAAAAAATTCTGGGAGATAAAACGTGAATTACCCTGAAGAATTACTCGCATTTTACAACCAAAACAAAGACTTCTCAAATCCAACATACACTAACTTTCAAGAATCACATGATGATCCAGAATGTACGTATTACCCTATCAAATTTGACTTTGATACTGCGCTATTATTAACAGAGTGCCAGTCAGTGGATGATTTATATTTCAATCATCGTGGGCAAGACAAGAAAAAAGGCTATGGACATGATGGTTGGCAAAGTCTAACTCTACATGGTATTGACAAACACAAGACAGAGCATTATACTAAGTATGGGTTTGCCAGTGCTACAGAGGCTGGCTATCATTGGACTGATGTGTGTGAACGTGTACCTAACTTATACAAATTTTTAAGTAGTCTACCATATACAGAATTTGATCGTGTGCGTATCATGCGGCTTGCTCCAGGTGGATATATTATGCCGCATAGTGATAATAAATTTGAAAGAGCATTTAGTCCATTAAATATTGCTATCAATAATCCAGAGGGATGTCATTTTGTTTTTAAAAATAAAGGTATAGTACCGTTTGAGCCTGGCACTGGATTAGTGTTAGATGTTGGAACAGAACATATTGTTATTAATAACAGCAATGAAGTTAGATACCATGTGATTGTACATGGCAATTACGATAAAGGGTTTTACAGTTTATGAATGTAGTATATACAAGACGATTTTTTGAAGGTAAGAAAGTAAAATTTGCTGTTGTTGATGAAGCAAAGGTTGCTGAAAAGCATACTGAACTGTTTAACAAAGTTCGTGACTTAACTTTTTCACTAACCTCAAGGATGATAACTCCTATTGTTGAAGGTAAGGTTATGTTTTATAACACGATTGATGATGCCATGACTGATAGTTTGGATTATGATTTAATATTCATTCAATCAGTTGGTAACCTAATCAAAAGCAATATATTACTAGAACAAATTGAAAAGTATAGCATAGATAATCCTGATTTTTTTGCTCTGGCATTTACATTAGATTGGCAAAGTGAGAAAGGCACCGGGTGGGTTGAAATACATCATCAAATGATATTTGTTAATATCAACAAATGGAAAGAAATAGGATCTCCTAAATTTGGCGGATGGGATACAGTTACAGAAGAACTTCCTAACTATATACGTTCAGCAGAAAACTTTCATGATCGATATACACCATATTGGATGAAGGGTGCTGAAGGGATAACAGTAGGCACCAGAACTAGCCAAGGGCATGGATTTTTAAAAGCTGCTTTTTCAAATGGTATTAAAATAGACAACTTTACTGATGAAATGCGTAAGTGTAGATTGTTTATCTATCCTGAATCAGATACAGAAAATCTATATGACGCATTTATAAAACGAAATACAAAGTTAGTATCTAACTCTAATCAAAAGAAATGGATAAAAACATTCAAACTTGCTCCTACTATTTGGGTATATAACAGTGAGCGCTATTACTTTCATGGTAATAAAAAGTGTGATACTTACTTTGGCACAGCATCGGGATTTAAGTATCTTGATATTCTAAATGGAAATGATACTGTGAAATTTGTATTTTATGATTTTCATGAAAAATCACTTGACTGGATCAAACAACTTAAAGAAACTTGGGATGGCAATGATTTTCCAGCGTATCTATCAAAACAATCCGATGATTTTAAGCAATATTACAAATACATCAATGGTAGCGTTGAAGAAAATCAAAGATTGTTGTTTTCAGACTTTGGTAGCGAAGAACAATTTAAGGAACTATGGAATAGATTTAAGGCATGTGATGTTGAGTATGTAAAATGTAATTTATTTGAACTTGACGAAGTTAAAAGTTTGTTGTCTAAGACAATAGGCGACACTCCGTTCTTTTTTTACAGTAACATATTTGCCACTGACTATACTATGATAAATTTTACACTAGAAGAAATAACTAAAAAATATAATGACTTTTTAGATTCAATTTTTTCGGCATATCCCACGGCTATTACCAATGGCAGCACGCAATTGGGTGACTGGGTAGAATATACGGCGAAAGATATATAATGAAAACATTAAGAATATATGGAGATAGTTTTGGTGTTAATACTGATAACTTCCAATCTTGGCCGATTATGTTACAAAATAAATTACAAATTCCATTAGTTAATAAATCGGTGGGTGGCGGCAGCACTGAATATGCGGCATTACAATTTACAAATGATGCCCAAAATAATATTATTGGCGATGATGATATCGTCATTTATATACCTAGTACTAAGGGAAGATTACATTTTGATTTTCAAATTTCAAGTCATCCAGAAACTGCTGCTGGATACTGTCATGGCACTGATACAAGACCGCATATTGATAATAGCTGGTATCACAAAAGTAAAGAGCATATAGAATGGTGGATGGTAAACGCCTCGCATGATATAATTTCTATGAATTTTGAAAGTTATACACATCTAATAAGCAATGTGGCAAGATCAAAACCAAATGCTACGTTTATAATGTTAAAACATATAGAATGGGATCATCATATCCCCAATATTGTTCATCCCAATAATTTTTTAATACCCCCTATACAATTTACTAATATTACAACAAGAGAAATTATTGGAGGATATAACTATACTGACTTTGTTGAATTTACTAAGCATGATCCTAGAGCCAATCATTTAACTATTCCCAATTTAAAAATATTAGCTGAGTTAGTATACGAAACTATTAATACACAATCCATAGAACATTTTACAATGGATAAATTTAAAACTAATGTAATTAAAAAAATAACTTCTACCGAACAATACTTAGATTATGTTAACCAAGGTTACTTAGATTATAGCCACCATATATTGATGAATTTATGATAAACAAAGACGCATTTTCAAATGGACAAATGGATAGTAAGTTATGGCTATGCCGTGAGCTTGAGAATTTAGGCTGGGAGAGTAAACTAACACGCATATACGCTGGCTGGTATGGCATAACAGGATTCTTACTATTAAGTAGAGAAAAGTTTATGGTTGATCGTATTGAAAGCTATGACTTAGATCCCAGTTGTGAACCGGTTGCCGACATGATAAATGAAAATTGGGTTATCAAGGAATGGAAGTTTAAAGCATATACAAAAGATTGTAATGTAGAATTATCTGGAAACCCAGATCTAATAATTAACACTAGCACAGAGCATTTTGACTCTATGAATTGGTTTAATAACATTCCTAAAGGGACTAAAGTTGTACTTCAAGGTAATGATATGCCGCATGATGACCATGTAGTGCATTCAGCTACATTAGAGGATTTTATTGACCATTATACACTAACAAGCATTGATTACTATGGTAGTTTGGACTTTGTGTATCCTGATTCACAGTTTACTCGTTACATGATAATTGGAGTTAAGTAATGGCATTACCAACAATAGAAGAAGTAAAGCAACTTGATGATAGTTTAACACATGTTACTTGGATTATTAACAACATCTGCCCAAACACTTGTGTATATTGTCCTCCAACAGTACATAACGGTTCCAATCATAATTATGATTGGGACAACGCTAGGCGATTTCTACACTTACTATTCGAACGACACCAAAAACTGCATTTTTCTATTGGGGGCGGAGAACCTAGTATGAGTACATTCTTTCCCGAATTAGTCAAGCTGATATATGATGCTGGACACACTATTACTTTGACATCAAATGCATATAAAAGTCAGGGCTATTGGCAAGAAGTCGCCCCCTATATTAATCAGATATGTTTTAGTTACCATCCAGAATTCTCCACAGAACAATATTTTAAAAATGTCTTATCAACGGCAGACGTAACCCATGTGTCTGCCCGTGTAATGATGCTAAGTTCACACTGGGATAAGTGTGTGGCAGCATATGAACGGTTGCTAGAACATGACACATACAATATGGAAGTTGTGCGTGTGTACGAATGGGGAAGAAACAATGGCAGCGACTTATACACAGAGGAACAAATCAAATGGATGGATAACATAAAGCCTCGTTACGTCAATCCCAACAGTCCTCATCGTAACAAAACATGGGTCAATACCACAGCTAACTATTATTTTGATGATGGCACAGTGGCTCACAGTAGGGATGTAGTATACTATATTAATCGTGGACAAACTAACTTTAAAGGATACGAGTGTGATCTAGGATTACGCAGCCTATTCATCAGCGCATTGGGAGATGTTAAACGTGGCAACTGTATGGTAGGTGGTATTATTGGCAGTATCAATGAACCAGATCTAATACAATGGCCAACTGAATCTATTATTTGTCCATACGATATATGTAACTGTTCAAGCGATGTCAACATCAATAAGCGTAGAATACCAATAAAAATGCTTAATATTAAGTAATTACCAACCTTCTTGCCTGCGTATTACATCAATTTCACGAACCATAATACCTTGATTGTGCCAATTACTATGATAATGCCTCTTGAAAAACTTACTGGCGGTTTTATCAAGCATAGTTATAGGAAGGTCTAATTGTGTGATCAGATCTGGTGCTATTCTAGCAGCAACTTGTTCCGGATCATGCCCATCTATAGTGTCATAGATCAATTTAAGCGCATTAAAATCTTGAACAGTGGTATGATCCCAAGTTGGGTTAATCATAAGCATGTAGGTACCCATACGGGCTCCTAACATAGCCCAAATACCGTTCTCAACATCTCTTCCTACATTTTGCCATATAGTTAAGTGGTCAAGGTTACGATGATTTACTCTATTTCTAAAATCTTGTACACTGGGTTTTACTCCTCTATCCAAACACATCTTAACACCTTCTCTAAATCCAGCTCTCCATGCTTGAAAGGGTGAGCCATCTGGATATGTAGTGGAATAACAGTCATGCATAGCCCAATACAGTGGATCAAAACAAAATTCCACTTGAGTTTCAGATTTTCCATCAGTATTTTCATGTGTTTTCATGTTATTAATGAAAGTACGTGTCCATGAGCTAATTCCTCCGTTACCATACATCAATCCATTAATATTATTTTTAGCACGCCATCTATATACAGCTTGTTCCCATTGTTCATCTGGAAACTCAAGTATTAAATCAAAAAAATCTTCTTCTGGAAGATTATCCCCATCAATTAGAATAAACCTTTCTGTTTCACTGGCGGCAGCAGCAGCTTTGTGTGCTGCGTCGGATCCAGCCACCCCATCAACACGTTTTGCCCATGGCACCATGTTTTTAATTTCAGCCCAGAACTTTTCTTTTTGTGGCTCATCATAAGTTAGATATACTACATCCAATTCTGCTATGTCTATTCTTGTTGTCATACTATATTCCAATTTATATGAGGTAATGCTTTATCAACCACTATGCTCACATCTTGTGGATGACATGGTACTCCATATTCTGTAGGAGTTAATTTTGTTATTACACTAGAATCAAGAGTTACTAACTTACCATCAATTACTCTAATATGAGTATGTGGAGTATTATAAGTAGCCTGATCAAGGGTTATATACTTACCCAGCAAATCTTCTTGGCTAAAAAATAATGGATTGCCTTGATCATCATGATACAGCCTATAAAATATAGGTTTTGTTTCTATAGGCTGTAATGCTGCCCAAAATTCTTCTTCATTCATTTGCCATCTCTTTGATATAATAATGAACTAATCCCCATTGCGCCACTGTATTGATTCTAATACCGGGATTTGTATGTTCACATACTAACTCTTTACTCCAATCTTCCGACAAAATAGGTATCATATGTTTCTTCATATGTACTATCGTCGGGCCTAATCCCTGCGGTAAGGTTACACGATCAACTCCCATTATAACAGCAGCAATGGCGTAAACTACATCAGTGGTAGCTATTTCATCAGGAAATTTTATCAGGGTCTTATACTTTTCCCAATTTTCAAATATATCACGGACTAATTTGAAAAATTCTGTGGCTGTATCACTTGTCTGCCAGTATGTTATAGCATTATATACATCAGGCAAGTCGTTATCATCAAATATCTTTCGATAATATCTTGATTTACCAGCTTTATCATAAAAATCCCTACATCCTTGACTAATAACTACATCTTTAGTGGCAAATAAATCCCACCAATGATCAATTGGACTGGCACACCACATATCAGCTTCTAATTTGATAGTATGTTTGTATGGACTTAGCAAACAACATTGCCAATCATTGGCATATCCGCCAAGATTTCCATATGGTAACATATCTTCTGTGATAATAGTGTAATAGGTGGTAGGATGCCATTGCCTTATACTATAAACTAGCTTATTAGCACACTCAATGTATTGATCGCCTATGGCAGGGATCAAATATCCTCTATCCGATATCACTGACAATAATATCTCCTAAATGTCTCTTGCCCATAGCATGAAAATCCTGATTATATAAAGTTATATATCTTGGTTTTTGATCTTGTGTTAAAAAATCTACTTGGTATGTGTCAGTTGCTAGTTTTTTCAGCGCATGGTTGGGAGTTACTGATGCTAATTTCCACGGAATGTCAGTATGATCAAGTGTGTGGCCGTTAATGATACCTAAAGCAATACTTAGAGCGAAATCATTACGATATGTTGACTTTGAAATCTTGTATAAATTTCGATAGTGCTGCCAATTTTGCTTAATCATGTTCATTGCGTTGAATAACATCTCAACTTCTGGATCTCGTCTAAACATCATTACTGTAGCCCACCACATTGGCATGTTAAAGTTGCCAAAATTGTTTAATTCATCAAAATTAGCTAGATTCACCACATCATATGCTGTTTTATGTGCGGCAAAAGTATGAGGCATAGCTAATAATGTCTTTAGTTGATCACTTGCCACAACATAATCAGCATCTATCACCAGTGTCTGATCCCATGGAGTTAATCCATATGCGTCAACACGATTACCATTGTACCATGTTACACTTGTGTCTTGATCGGCAAATCTTCTAGTATGTGCGCCTTCTGGCTTGGCAAAAATACATTGCTCGTATTCTTTGGGATCAAATTGCTTATCTGTTACAATAGCAGTTGGAATATCTAAATGCCTTAGAATATTAGCGGCTGTCCATCTCGCCATAGCCAGATAGTCAATGTGCTCATTGTTAAAAGCAAAAATAAGTGCGCCTGTTGTCATCGTTTTTTGTTTAATTCTTCGTATTCTGTATGCCAGTTTTTCATACATACTTCCCATTTAGTACGCATAATGGTTAATAAATCTACTGCTTCAACTTTGATAGGATTTTCATACATATCTAACACAACAATCTCTTTGTCACCACATAAAGTAAGAAATGTGACCATTTCAGGAGTTGTCTTAAACATTCCTCCAGCCCAGCCAAAAATCATCTGTGCTTCGTATTTTTCTTTGAGTGTTCGTTTTGCGGCGGCATGGTCAAATCGTGCCCGCGAGTGTGCGACTAATTTATCAGTATCCATATGATTATTATACTACAGAAAGGAATAAAAGTAAAGGGGCGTTAAGCCCCTTTGGTAAAACTATTAAGCTACAGAGGCTGCAACAGTTGGTGTTCCCCACACGTTTGCGAGATATGTTGTCTCTGGAGGGAAATATGTAACTACTGTTGCCGGAGCTGTGCCAAAAGTAATACCAGTAGTTGCGGTACCACCTGAAATAGCTGCTCCAAATACGTCACCAGCATCAGACCACAAAGTAGTAAGTGTCAATACAGCTCCACTTATCGAAGCATTTACTTGTACAAAATTTGAAGAATATGGCGCACCGGTATCAAATTGTTTATAAATTGTAACCGGAGAAGATGTTAATTGAGCGAACCCAGTACTTGTTGCTAATGTAGTAGGAGTACCACTGCCGCCAACTTTAGTTGTACCTGTATATGTGTTACCACTCAATGTTTTACTTGCTGCTGTACTAGACAAATAGATTGTACCGCATACATTCCCAATAAATGAGTTCCATTGAGTATCTTGTGCTGTTCCGGTTGAAGTTTTGCTAAATTGAGTTTTAATTAAACCGCCAGAATTAAAGAAAGTATTAGCAGCGGTTGTATTGGCAAATGTAACTGTGTTAGTAAATGTAATAGTCCATGCTGCTGTGCCAGACCCTGTGCCTGTTGTTTTACTAGTATTACCAGTCCATGCTGTATACTGCGAGCCCTGCGTAGCAGCGTTAAAACGATTAGTATAGCATGTAGTAATATCTGCGTTAACGTTAGCTAGAGCAGAAATTATGTTACCTGCAACAGGATTTGTTCTAGATGTAATACTAGTACCTTGATGACTTGCCATTGTGCTGATATTTGCGTTTAGGGTTGCCCATTGTGTTGCTGTTACTGTGCCAGCTGCTGCTACATTAGACAACGCTGTCTGTCCGTATGTAGTATTCATCGTAGCGTTAATATTAGCACCAACTGTATCTGCCACAAAACCATTATAGTCTGTTGCCTGAATTAAATTTCCTGTAGAGTAAGTCATTACTGTGTTTTCCTGTTATAGTTTATTTAATAGTGACAATAGCTTCAACGGTACCTAAACCTAAATCTAATTTGTCATTGAGTGAACGCCCTATCACATTGAATGCTGTCGCTTCACCAGCTGCTGCGGCTCTTGCTACGCCGTTGCCTGCTGATACTAAACGATCTCCGCGCTGTACGACACCTGTGACCTGAACTGGAACACGACCTGTCATAGCAACTGGAGGGTGGGTTAAATCACTACCTGCACCACCATTCATTAAATAGGCTGCTCTAGTACTTATGACTCCGAACACAGATTCGCTTAGTGCGGTGTTAGATCTTGTAATTTCTGCAATGCCGCCTAACTCAACCACTGTGCCAGGAGCATATGCTTCGTCAGAAGCAAATCGCTCGGCAACGTCAGCATATTGGGCTGAAGTAGCTGTAGCAAAAATTGTATTAAATGGGGTTCCACTAGTACCGATATTACCTACCCCTGCGGTAGCCCCATTAATAATAGCTGCCGATGCGCCACTTGAGTTAATAGTAATAGCCGATGTTGTCTGTAATCCAGTCGCAGTTCCTTGGAATAAAGGATTTTGGCCATTAGACAAGTTAGTCGCAAGAGTAATACCAGGACGAATTGTTGTAAACCCAGTAATTGCCGATGCTGGTGTAAACGCAGGATCCTCAGAAATAAATCCAACAATTGTATCATTTACATAAAGTTCAACTACAATGTGTGTACTGGCTGTATTATCGCTAATCACCGCCGGAACAGCGCCTGTAACACCAGTGGCAGCACTATAAATTGGGCCAACTAATAGCCAAGCCGATCCAGTCCATACATTTAACTGAGCATTTGTAGTGTCATACCACAAGTCACCGATAGCATTACCAGATGGCGCTGAGGAAGCAGCATTAGCACTAGCAAGAGTTTTAAATGATGATCCATTGTATACTTGTAACACACCGGTTGTAGTATTATACCAAAGTTGGCCTGTCAATGGATTTATTGGTTCGGTAGAATTAGCACCGCACTCAAGCAAATGAACAAAGTTGTCATCTAAAAATTGCCCATAACCGGCATAATTTTTACCCACTAGAGTTTGGGAATAATCAGTATTGATAGTGCCGTCTGGAATGGTAACCAATAAGTTACCATTTGTTAAGTTAATTGTATATGACATTTAGTTATTCCGTCCTTGTATAATATTTATAGTCGTTTAATATATACATATTTATGTGGCGCTTAAGTTTGTTAAAGTCTGAATTCGTAATGTATAATCTATTTGGATTTGACGATTCAAACTCTTTTGTACTGGGTGAAAAATAACATGAGTAATTAGAAATAAATCAGTGGCGGAACCATTCCAGCACTGTAATCCTAATTCATCAAATACGTATTCACCATTAAAATTAGTGCTATTATCAAAAGCTTGCTGTCCAGCTGGCTGACCATAATCTAATAAACATGATACCAATATATCTGTATACGGATTGCCTGAAGTGTGTAATACTGTCATGTTATTATTAACTGGATCTAAATTAGCTGCTGAGTTTTGATCTACCACTTGAGCATAGGTTTCGTTATATAAACTGGCGTTTTGACCAACCACATTTGGTGGAAGATATGTGATAACACCAGTTGGATCTACTGCAGAGCCACCATTACCAAAAGCCATGGTATAAATCCACCCTGTGCCTTGATCAGCTAGCGCATTTGCCATGGCAATTGAAATATTTTCGTAGTTAATAGCATTCTTTTTATCAATTAAAACTTCGCCGGTTACAGCATCGGTGATTTTGATAAATCCTTCAATTTTTACTAAACCTGGTTGTATCATGCTTTTTGCTCCACAAATACCTTGCGTGTTTTTGGGTCAAATATCTTCACAAAAGCGTCAACCGATACAGAACCCGTATCGTTGGGTGATTTTTCTGGTTTAGGGTGTTGCTGAGTAGATGTTGTATTTTCCATTGTTCTTTATTTATTGTAATTTTATCTAAGTTAAATCTTATCGTTATTTACCTTAGTTTACACCCCGCAGAAATAGTGCTGGCACAGTGTTAGTTTCCTGTAACGGCTCTCCGTTTGATGCCGAAGCTGGGTCAACACCTTGGGCATACCAAGTTACTCCGAATTTTACTAATATTGTTACTTCGGATCCATCAGCCGGCGCAGTATCAAATTCTATGGTAATTGGGTCAGTATTTGTCACTGAATAATTACCAGATTGTAATTCTCCGGCCACATATACTTGAACAGCATCTTCGTAATTTACAGTAATATCGGTAGTGAATGTTACAGTTGTCCCATCACCCATAAATGAATTACTTTCAACATAATCTTGGAATTCGGCAGGTAATAAATTGCCACGCCCCATGTCGTATACGTAAGAATCTACACTATGTGATGCCGCTGCTGTGCCAGCTGTTCCACGAAGTAAACTACTGATAGTATTGGTTACTAAATTAATTTCACGATACATGATGCGCTCACCGTTAATTGTCACAACACCCCATATATTCGCAGCAAAATTAGGGATACTCAATGCTCCAGCATTAGACACATATATAATATCATCATCTTGATCTACAGGTTGTGCCACCGTAGTAGTAGAATTAGGTGTAATTCGGTAAGTTGCTTGTACCCCACGCATATCTTGGAATATTCTAAATGCCATAGCCGAAGGAACTACAGAATTTGTAACATTAGTTATTATTAATGTATCAGTAACTCCTACTGTCCCAGAATTTAATATTAACAAATTGCCTTCAATAGTATAATCTAAGTAAGCAGTTAATGTTCTGCCATTTAATGAAATCCATGGTCGTGAAATATCAGTATATGCTTGATATAATACAAAATTGTTGTTCTGTACTACTGTACCAATAGTGCCATCAAATATATTACCAAACCCAGTGGTGTCAAATCCTTCAGATTCAACCGCACCTTCTGTCACAGGGCCAACAAATATTTGCGTTGATAATCTTTGTTCACGAGTATCATTGAATGTCATTACTGAAATTATTTGGTTAACAGATAAAGTTATACCTGTGCCAGAATTAAATGTCAGTGTCTTTGCTATTGGATCTATTGAATATTGTGCTCTAGAATCAACAGCTATATAAATTTGTTCCCCATCTGCTGGAGCAGTATCAAATACTACAAATAATATTTCTGGATCTGTGTTATCTAATTCATAGGTCAATGGATCTTGTAATATACTATTAATGTAAACACTTATGTTAGATTTAATAATAGTTGTTGGATTTACCCCAGTACGTTGTGGTAATTGATACGTATCTGTGCTGCCATTCCCCACGTAAGGAATTCCCGCTGGTCCTCTTGTAGTAACTCCACCCACAGTAACAATAGCCGTAACAGGATTAGTATATTCTAAACTAATGGCTGGATCTAGATTAAATACCAATTGACCTGATGTGGATACTGTAAAACTTTGTGCTATTGGCAGACTCCAACTATATTCTGTTGTAACAGAATCAATAATAGTAGGTCCAATAGCTGCTATACTAATGAAATCAGATGAAGTGTAAGTATCGTCAAACGTAATTGTAGTGGTACCAAATGCGGTACCAGCAGAGTATGAATAATTAGCATTAGTCAAATAATTACCGTTAACAAATATGGCAAACCCATTATCATCCGGTAATAATAAAGTATATTCAACAGGAACTGTCAATATATCACCAAATTCATCGCCTAGATATGTATTTTTAAATAACTGATTACCACCGCCAAGTTCGTATACATACACCCCAAGTTGATCACCCTCTTGGACTCTAACAGAAGTTGATAAAATAGTAAATGTTAAATTTTCCCAATCTACTGTGTAATCTGAACCTTCAACCAAGTTATATCGTTTAGTAGCATCAGTTATTTCTAAATCAAATGGATAAGTTACTAAGTTAGCAAAACTTACGGTTGGATTACCACTATCATAAATGACTTGAACTAATCCTTGGTTGAATCCATGCCCAATTCCCCTCCAATCAGCACCCGGCGTTGTATAAACACGCATATCCAATGTATCAAATTCTATTCCCGGAACTAATTCTTCTGGAGCATGACTTTCAAATACATCTACATACTTACCACCATCAACGTTAATATCACTTGGGCGAGTTCCTAGGTATGGATCTAAATAGCTACTTTCAAAAATAGTATCAAGTATATTTAAATCATATGTTGGTTGGCCATTAGCATCAAATGAGAAGTTATCAAATGGATTAATATCAAAATTACCACGATCAAATCCAGTATCCTGATTAAAATTCAATCCGGATACCTGAACACCTGGATATTCAACACCATCTATTAATAATGGCAACGATAACCCTGGAGTATTGACTGTGCTAACATAATAACCCATTGTACGGTTAACACCACTCAATACACTGGCGTCAACTTGAGTCCATTGTTCTGGATCAAAAACTGAGTTAGTAACAGTATCGTTGGCACTCCATACTATAGCATCAAACCGAACTTGAGTTCCAGTTTCATATGTTGTATTGGCTGTCCACTCAACAATATTTGATGAATATTCATAACGGTCATACTTCAATGTGGTATTAAATGTTCGCACTAATGAATGACCAGATGGGTTACCCATTACTACACCTGCTTGAGCAATTTGTCCCACGAATTCCAAAGTTGCCGTGCCATTAATTTGATTTTCTTGCCCAAGTGGTGCTACTCCACCCAATATTCCGGCAACAGTTACCCCAAATATGTTGTCAGTTGGAGTAATAATATAACTGTTTGAAACTACTGCTAAATTAGCCGTCCATGGTATAGTAATAGCTGGAAATCCACCGCCAGTAATGTTCACAGTAGCATCAGTAATGTAACCTTTACCTGGATTTGTCACGGTAATTGAAATAATTCCGCCATAAGTGTTAATAATACATGTTCCTGTGGCAGGATATCCAGCATAAGTTAAAGTGGCACTACCATTTAACACTGATCCAGCAATAATGGTAGGAGCGATAGTTCCAGAAATACCAGGAACCGTAACAGTGTATAAATTATTATCATAATAAACCTGCTGTCCCACAATATAGCTTGTGTTAGCAGTCCATAATGTACCAAAAGTTATTATAGGAACCGATGTATATCCTATTCCTGGATTACTAATAGTTACACCCTGTACATTTACTTGATAGTTATTGAACCATTGGCTGTATAAGCTTGGAGTTAACCATAATTGAGCATTAGCCGCAGTATTGCTTACCAACGAATTATGTGTAGTTATTGCTTCATTGTATGGAGTTAATATTGGACTCACAAACTGTGGAGCTTCCAATGTTGTATTCCAATATGCAGGCAAATCAAAATCGGTTATATCACCGGAAAAATTATCGTCACCAGTATAAATTAAATTAAATTGACGCACTTGCACATGATATGGTTTAACTTCTTGGAAATAATCTAAAACAAAATCTTGATTATCTTCAAGATAAGTTTGATATGGCAATAATGAACGAATTTTATGATTGACATCAACATAACTAGTTTTAATTAACCATGATGGGTCAGTAAATTCACTATACACGTAATTGAACATTAATATTAAACTACTATTTCGTTCAAGTTTTAATTCTTCAATATAAATTTCTTCATTCAACGCACGCAGTATAAATCGTGTTTCTACTTGTGGAGCTTGATCAAAGTGTTGTGAATCAAAAGTTTGTGCCCCAAATCCATAATTACCAACTTTGTAATTCCATAATTCTTCTTTGAAAGCTATGGTACCATCTTCAAGTCCAACACGTTGCCAATCAATTGCTGGATTAGTGCCGGTACGTAAATAAATTTCCCATTTTCCTGCTCCATTGGCAATAACGCGAACCGATGATCCAATCGGTGCTGTCGTATAGGTTAAAGTCGATAACTGTCCATAATTTTGAACCGCTGCAACAGGGGCAATGCTTGGATTATATCCTGGCAAATACCAGTTGACATAATACCAGTACAATGAAGTATCGTAACTTTGTACTTGTGTTAATGTTAGTGTTTGATTAGCACCAACTGTGTAAACAGTCCATGTACCTTGCTGCGTGCTATCACTTAGCACTAGATATTTGTACCCAACCGGTATTCCAGCAAGATTTTGATATCCCAATACTTCTAAATTTGGTACTTCAAAATTCCATGCGCCAGAATTCGCTGGAGGAACAGGTTGTGCAGAATTTAATAAATTAAAACTACACGTTTCAGTAATAGGATACTGAGATAACACATTATTAGCACGACCCAAGTAGTTTTGTAAGGCAGTAAACCTATCCGCAAACATTGATTGTCTAGGGCGGAATTGAACTCCGTATCTCATTCCTAGACTTAATCTTGGATCTGGTACTGTATTTCCAACAGTGTCTATACCGCATAAACTATCTAAAAATTTACGATATAAATTAGTATTAAGGAATGAATCAGCAACACCATCTGTAATAATCTGATATTCTTGATGTACTACGTCATCGTTTAATTGTTGATCGTACCCAATACTTAAAATAGTGTTATTTGCGTTTAATAAACTTTGGGCATTGTATATAGCAATTGTTGATGCGTTAAGTCCAGCAATATAAGGCAATCCACTACTGCGAGGATCAATAATATAATTTGATATTCCGGCAACGCTTAATGTTTTACCGGATCCAACATCAACTGTAGTAATTCCTTTAACCCAAAAATAATAAATTGTGGTAAACACGTTATTAGAACTTAATACTGAACCCACACAATAACTAGTAGGACTTAGTGGCGTTCCTTGTCCTGAATACGTAGCCGGAGGAACTGAACTTTCAATCCATTGATACACATCTGCTGTACTGCCTGGAAAAGTTGTTCCCCAACGACGACTTGCGTATACAATATTATCTTGGTTAGGATCAATAAACCTAATAGTGTCAGTATCCCACCAAATTTGCCCAAGATGCTCAGCACCCCATTGTTGCCCATTATTGTGTACTACTCCTTGATTATATTGAGCAGGGTCAACTGCTCCAATATAGTCTATATTTCTACTGGCAACACCAAGAATTTTTCCTTGTAATGGATCAAAAAAATCAAAATAAGTTTGATATCCACCATTTAGTGTATCATTAATACCAACCGCCTGTGTTCCATTATAACTAAACACATTATTAATGGCAGATACATCAACTACAGGTTGTTGTTCACGAATTGTAGTCCATGATGGAGAATTATTACTGTTGTTATAAACTACAGCATAACCTAGGTTAGTTGTATTTGTCGGTACACCACCTGGTGCTCCAACTATTAGTCTACCATTGGTATAATCAACTGCTGTACCAAAAAAGTTACCAGACTCAATAACATTATTATAAATTTGTTGGCCAAATGCAAATTTACCTGGGTTATTAATATTATTGGTGTTACTTGGGAAATAATCATATGTGAATGCTACACCACCATTTCTAATTGAGTTGTAGAAAATAGTGCTATGCTCGTCAAAGTATGTTCTACCAGCATCAAATGTTGTTGGCTCATATACATTTCCATTTGGTGCTCCAACAATTAAATTAATTGCGCTGGAATCAATACTTAAACTTGATCCAAACTCAGCATTAAACGATGGAGCTGGACTTAAAATCTGTTGTGTAAATACTAATGTATTGAATCCCAATATATCAAATACAGATAATGTTACACCAGGTGTTACTGTTATCAAATCATGTATCGTACCAGCATTGGAGTTTTGGACAGATATCGTCAATCTTCCAGATACTACTAATATAGTTGCGCCAACTAATGGGGCATCTAGAAAGTTAATAGTCTCGGTGGATGGATCGTATGAATACTGTGAACCAGAAAATTGTATTACGCCGTTTATATAAACTACTGTGGTATAAGAACTAGCATTAGTATACAAAGATCCTATGTTAAATGTCTTAGTTGATCCATCTCCAATAAATGTTAGATCAGGTGTAGGAGTGGCGATAACATTAGGAATTTGGGCTGCGTTAATTGCGGCAGCAAATCCAACTATTGTATTGTTTGGTTGTACTGGAACAGTTACAATACTATTATTAATTCGTATTGTACCATTTGCCGTTAGAGATGGATTGGCTAGTGTTGATGTAGTAACTCCATATACACGAGATTGGTTAATTTGATGATCAACAGATCCAGCGTTTTCTAAGTAAGTGCTGTCAAACGGCGACCCTATGTATAAACTACAGCTTAATGGGCATGAATCAATTGCTGAACCATATTTTGCCGATGTGTATTGTGTAGAGCTAATTAGTTCTTGAATTTGTACAAATTGATTTGTTCCTAATTCAATTATATCACCGTAATTAAATGTTATATTAGCAAACGTAATATCATTTCCACTTACACTATATTGTCCAGTAACTGATTGAGCAGTAGATAATAATACTGTTCCATTTACTCTTACTGCTAATGGAGAATTAATAGTACCAGGAATATTATATGTTAACTGTGATGGTGTAGATACTATGTAACGAATTACACTTCTATCAAATACATAAACTACACCAGCGTCATTTATTGTATTACTAGTAGCAGTAGGCGCACCTATGAATACCTGTCGCCCATCAGTAGTGGTAGAAACAGTGGCACCAAAATTGTCTCCCTCAAGAGAATCGGGAGATGTAATACTAGTAACATATTGCCAATAGGTTGGAGTAGTTATAACAACAGTATCACCAACTGTTGGGATTGTTGTAAAAGTTATTTCAGTAGTGGTTGGATCAAATGTATAATCAAAATATGGTCGTTGAATAACTTGATCTACCGTTACCGCAAATGTTTCAATAGTAGTAGCGTTATACAAATACGGATTAAGAGCAAATGTAGCAGTTGAATATGCTAATTCAATAGAAGTATTTCTAGTTATAGTTAAAATTTGACCAGTGACAAATGAAGTAGCTAAAATTACATTATTTTCGTCTAGTGTATAGCCAACACCACCAACCAATTCCGTGCCATTTAATGTAACTAGTAGTTGAGTTGGATACAAATAATCGATTTGTATTACGCTAGCGTAGTTGTACTCATATATCAAGTTATCTGTTGTGTATGAAATTGATTGTTGCTCTACACTTACTTTTTCATAAGCATATACCACATTTGCGCTGGGAGCACCAATATACATCCATTGTTCGTCTTTACTAACTGCGCCAGCTGTTCCAAAGTTAATTGGATCAAAATTTTGATCAGGTGGAACTAGCAATTGTGTAATAGAAAAGGAATTTAGATTAGGATTTCTGTAAATTACCGAAGCATACCCAACATTAGATAAACTAGTATTAGCACCTGCTATTGCCCAGTCATCATTACCCAATGATATCATGTTACCATAATTAGTAGTACCAATCGCATTCAATTCTAACGATGAATTAAATTGATACTCTGTTGCAGTTCCTCTAAAATAAGTTAATATACTATTACCACCCGGAGCACCTATTAACGCAGCAACACTGCTTTCCGCCTGTGCTATGCTTGTGCCATATTGTATGGATGCCGTCAATCCAGGTGTAATAACTGAATCAGTATCAAATACAATTTGTTTTTCAACAGTTTGCCAATGACCATTTCCATCATTATCAATCCAAGCCTTTGATCCGGGGATTAAATTATTAACATATGCTAATGTTGCTATATCACTGGCCTGACTTACTCTGGCACTTTGTAAATGAAATGCCAATCCAGTCCCAGAAACAGTGTTTGTGTTTGAATTAGTGAAACTAAAAGCAATAATAATAGTAGTTGGACTAGGCACAGACAATACACGATATACTCCATTTACGCCATCATTAAAATACTTAATAATTATTAAATCAGCGACTGATAATCCATGATTTGTAGTGAAAGTAACTACACTTGAGCCATTAAGATTATTGGATATTTGTATAACATTACCATGAACACCGGCTACTCGGTATACTCCCCAATTATGAGTGTTAATTTTGGCAATCCAAATATAAGTGCCAATTCCAATATTGCCAATATCTGCGTCAATTGTGCTAGGGTCTTTAATATTGAATACTGTTACATCAACATCGTCCAAGCACACGTACCCAGCCGATGGTAGTGCTGTCGGCAATGTACTTGTTTCATATATAGTCGGAAGAATGTTTGCACTTGTAATATTAAAACTTTCTCTCCACAAATCGTTTAATTGAACTGTTTGATTGGCGTTGCTGCGTTGACCTGGTTCAACAATTTGAATTGTAGAAGGATTATAGGATAATAACGATTGTTTTAGTTGAATTTCAAATGAACTTCTATTAGCTTGAGCACCATAAGTCCCTGCCAATATTCCCCAATTTTCATATATGTTGTAATCACCAGTTTCTTTTTTATTAAGTTGTGATAAATTGAATATCTCAGCGGCTTGTACTGTACCTTTTGATCCAATAAATTGTTGGTATAGCTGAACTTGTGTAACATCATTTAAGTTCATATCGGTCATGTATGAACGAGGACGGAATCCAATTAGCCCAAACGCAAATAAATCATTGTCGCTTGTTAAGTTAGCTTCATAAACATTATATGTTGTAACCAATTGATCAGCTTTATTTGCTAAGTTAGGCAACAGTCCATTATTAATAGCTTGATAATCACTCTTAACCCAATTATTAAAGTTAAAAGTGTCCGATGGCTCACTAATAACCAATGATTGCCAATAGGTATTTTTATACAATACTATATCACCTTTAGTATACTTTTTGTATTTTTCCCATTGTTTTATGTTGTTTAAATTAAGTATAAACCCTTGTGCGTTAAGTTGGCCGTCCCATTCGGTTGAGGTAGACGCAATTAAACTTAACCGGATTTGGCGAGATGCGGTAACAGGATCATAAATTAAATCATTAAACTGTGTTACATTATTCAACACAATCATATCTTCATAATTAGTAAACTTCAATGTTAAATAATTGATAGTTTGACCATTTGTAGTGGTAACTGAAAATAAATTACCAATTCGATTAACTATCATTTTGCTAACATCTAACGCAAACCGATTTTGATCCAATAACATATTTTCAGGAGTCACACTAGCAATAGTGTCTACAATAGATATTGGTCTGCCTGAAGTGATAGTAGTGGCACTAGGATTTAAGTTAATCATTGTATTTGGTTGCCATCCTTGGGCTCCAAAATACAAGAATTCCTGTGCCATTTGTTTCCAGTTCAACACATAACCATTATATACATCAGTAAATATTAACCCTTGGCTTTCTAAATAAGCACCATAGCCCAATAAAAAGTCACACACGCTGGCTGGGCTAGTAAACACATAACCATATGGAATTTGTTTAACATTATCAGTATATTGTTCTGGTAACCTAACTGTAGTGTTACCAGCAGTGATTGTTTGGTAAGACCCACCTGGACTGCTTACTAATATCTCAAAATACGGTTGTACATTACTATAGCCGTACACGCTGTAACCAATACCACCAGTTCCTAGTTTTTCTACTTGAACAATCACCGAACTATACGTAATTTGTCTAAACGGTTGGTTTTTGTAAAACAACAATTCATAACTTGAAGCTGGAATTTCTAAACTACTATTAGTAGAATTTGGTCCGCCACGCTCTGTGTATAATTTAATGTAAGCACGATCACTAAATGATGCCATACGATAGCATAGTCGCACATCTAGATTTGTCAATGCCTCTGTTAATGTTTTTGTGCTGTTAACTCCGGATCTTTGATTGTAATCCACAATCCAGTTAATATAAGACGCTTTGGATACGCCATCGCCGTACACTTGTACACCAGATGCGTCTAAACGATAACGATTGTTCAGCAAATACTGACCTAATGTAGTATTATAACGATATAAATCTCTATCAGCAAACAATGAGAAAAATTGTGCTGGTTTAGTAAGAGCCATTAACCGCATTATGGCAAATGGATAAGAGCTACTGTTCCACCATGACGCTTGAACTGGCCCACCATCTCCTGCCGCCCACGATTGTTGAAACCCGTATGGATTATTAACGCCAACGATACATTCTGTTGGTGGTAATAATTCACCTTCTGTACCGGCTGGAATAATTTTGCTTAACCCAGCACGAATGTACTCAGGTAAAATATATGGACCAGCTGGATCACCAACAATACCAGCTTCTAAATCGTCCCATAACACAGTATTACCCGATGTATATGGTGCCGGACCGTATCGTGTAATCCACCATACTGGCTCTTCGGTAAAACCAACCATTTCCCATGGAGTTGAGTTAGGTGTTTCGGTATCGTAAAAATAACGATAAATTCCACGCCAGTTACCCTGTAAAAATGCGGCTTGATCAATTCTATTAGCAGCTTGACTATAGTTGTAGGTAAATGGGTTAGTAGAAATATAATCTTGTGTTGTATAATCTACTTTATTTTGTCCAACCCATGACAAAAAGTCTTCATTCATTATCTGATTAACTTCTTGATAAGAATAAGGAGTTTTTCGGAAAAATCCCGGTAACAATGATGTTGTTTTTGATGGATAAAAATCAGGATCAACTTGATCAGTTGTTAATGGGATAGGGTTATCGTCAACTTTTATATTGTCATATATGCGTTTTTCAAATTCAAACAATACTTGGTCACGAATATCACCGAACGCAATAGTAATTGATCCATCATGCCCTTGAATTACTTCTGTTGGCTCTGAATAAGTGTCATCAATGTATATAGAAGGAGTATATTTTGGATACAATCCCATTTTGCTCGGGGTGTTGGGACACCAATTAGCAACTGTCGTGGGATATTCGTTAATAGTAACTACATCACCAACGCTTAGTGGTATTAATATTGTTAATTTAAGAGAATCAGTCGATACAATGTATTCACTTCCTCTTATCAATAGTACATTATTAATATAAACCAATAACCCAGCGTAATTACTAGATTTAAAATTGTAAATTTGATTTGTGTTGAATACATTAGTGGTTATTGGATTAACCACAGTGGTGCTTGTCGTATAATTTGTCCCAACTGGTAACATATCTGACCAATAAAATGGATCAGAGCTTGTTAAACTTTGTGTTATATTGCGAATAGCCAAGTCAAGAATCTGTGATACGGTTTCAGCACCAGTAAGATCTAACCGAGTAACTTCGGTTAATAATTTGTTTTTATATTTGATGTATTCTCTACTATTATACTCCAACGAAGCAAATAAGTCGTAATTAATATTACGTAAAAAGAATCCAGCCAATGTTAATGGTGATGACTGTTGTAGCATTAACTGACCGTAAGGAACAATATTACCCAAATCACGAGTATTATTGCGACCATTAATATTACCTTGTAAATCTGTTAGATTTTGACAAATTGTGGCATAATGTTGCCGAACTGTCCCTAAACTAAATTCTTTACTGTTAGCATTGAATGGATTGTTTTCTAAATTAACTGGAACTTCATAAAAACCAACAGTACTTGCTTGTTGACTGTATACCAATACCTCAATAATATCACCATTGACATATCCATTGCCATTCAAGGTAATAGTAGAAACATTCGTTGTATTGTCAACCGATAAAGTGTATGTTGATGGAAGTTGATATACATTATTAATAAAAATTTGAACAGATGGTACATTAAGAGTAGTATCAACTAAAATATCTAATTGAAGTGGCTGTCCATCATAGGTAAACTGAAATTGCTGTCTAGCCAATGATGGTATAGAGGCAGTTTGCCAACCAATTTCAAGACTAAATGTAACTCTATTTGAATATTGGTATACAAAACCACTACTAACATCAACAGTTACCCCTGTTGTTTCTGCAGGAGTATATATAAATGTGTCAGTATATAAATTGTTGGTGAACAGAATATCACCAATATTATTAATACTAAAAAAAGCTAATGGAATACCTAGTACGGAATCAACTGGATTATTTGGATTCTCAGCATAACTTAACAGTTTACATCCTGTAAAATTAGAACTTGGATATATGGTTGTATCACTAAAACTATATCCGCTACTATCAAATACATCAAATAATGGAGCTTGATTAACAGAAGTTTTTTGCTGCGATTTCACCCAAGTTGTACCATTGTAATAAAAACTTTGTCCTTGTGTGCCAATTGATCCGCCCGAAATATAAGTAGCAGTAACATTGCTTGCAAAAGTCACTGATGTTGTCGAGCATGATATTACAATATAGTTTCCATTGTAAGAAGTAGGAATAATACCGGTTACAGTTATAGATTGTCCAGGTGTATATGGAATATTTGATCTAGTAACAAAATTTAATGTTACTGAATCACCCGTTCCAACAGCAGATAACACCTGTAAAATAAGGCCATCACGGCATACGGTAGTTTGATCAGGCAATATAGGACTATATTCAGTTGGAACCAAATCAATGATTGGAACCGTAGAAGTTTCTGGATTTGTAACAATAAAGTTTACAGTATAAATTTGATTCTTAACGTCTGGATTTGTATCAGCAGCAAATATTACTAAACTACCTTGCTCAAGTTCATATCCATTAATTCCATATCCTATTTGCCCATTTACATTTAATAATGCGTTGGTTTGTGTAAAATCAATGACATTAACTGCCGGTACACCTTCTGTACCAAAATTGTATAGCTTTGTTCCAGCACGAAATTCTAAAATAGGACGATTGGCACGCTGTAACCCAGTATAGCTAGGTATCACATTATTATAAGCAGCAGCCGCATCAATAACATCAACATGAAACCATCTATTGCTACGGGTCCACGGATTAAGATCAATACTTGCCATGTTTATTGTGATATAATCAGGAACAATTGGTTGATTATTGACTGCGTTAGAATAAGGTTCCACAACCACTAATACGGATTCTGGTACCAGTGTAATACTACTACCAACACCCTGAACATAGTATGTGTTATTCACATAAGATGTAGGATACACATTACCTTTTAATACAATCTTAAGACCATTGGTAAAAGTTACACCATTTGGACTAGTATAATTTTTTTGCCCTAATATATCCACATCAACATTAATATACGCATTGACATTAACTGAATTTATTACTCCACCACTAGTATAAGTAGCAGCGTAAGTACTTGCGTAAGTTACAGTTGTAGAGGTACAATCTAAAACTGTGTAATCTCCATTATATCCAGTTGGCGTAATTTCAGATACAATAATTGTACTTCCAATTGAATATGGAGCTGATAATTGTTCTTCAAATGACAGTGTTACAGTAGTTCCATTAGAAGAAAGACCATCAATCGCCAATGCTGGGATATCTGGATTAATATTTCCATCAATAAGATTTATTTCTCCAAAAATGCTAGGATCTTCACTATCTTGGTAGAATAATTGTGGCAATGCCGCAGTAAGTAATGGCATTTGTGTAAAAAATCCAGAAGAGTTCTTATACCATTGTGTGTTAATATATTGTGCGCCAAAAGAAACAACAAATTGTGTTAAGTTAGCAACTGGCCAAACGCTATTAAGCTGTATAAAATCTACACCATTTTTGTTTACATACTGAATTTGCCATACACTTGCTTGTATAGCGGGATTAGTAATTGGTATTGCTTCTGCAAAACCAGTTGTATCATACGCACCCACTTGATTATTTTGTCCAGATGATAATGGATCAAATGGCTGTACATTATACCATCCACCCGGAGCAGGGTCAGATGATTGCGTAGGGAATACAAGAGTTCTGCTATTAAGGTTAGTTATACCATCAATACCATTTGGATAAGCGGCTAAAAATTCTGAAACAGCAATTCCATTAATCTCATCAAATTGTATGGTATTGGAAATTAAATCTACTTTACCGGTTGTTGCTGTTGGATAACCAATATACGGCATAGAATAATAAAAATTCTGTGCGCTAACATCAGGTACATTGAATGTAACTGTACCAAGGTCAGTTCCATTATTGGTAACACCAAGTACATCACGACTACTAATATTTCTTGACCATGGTAATTTGCCATCAACTCCTGGTGCTGATTGAATCCAAAAGTCTGGACCAGTTCCTGGTTCGGCACTAACCACGTTAAATTGTCCACGAAGATTAAACTCTAAATCATTAGAATAATATAGTGTATCAGGGGCATTTTGCGGAACGGTGAATGTAACTAATCCTTGTCCAGCGCCATTATTAATAACACCATCCGACCACACATTAGTAGTTCCAAAACTTGGTTGAGTTTTAATATAAAACGCATAATCAGCTGTTTGAACTAAATCAAAAATGTAAGTATTACCACGAATAAGTGTTAATTCAGGATTAGCATCTGAGTTTATATTCCAACTACTAGTTCCAGTATTAGTAACACGATATTGTATAGTTGCTGGAGTGTTTTGTGCCACTACAAATTTGTAATTCCCATTCCGCACTAATGTTAATGATGGATTAGTGCCAGCATAATCAGTAAATGTGTATGCGCCGTTACTTCTAGTAACTGTAAACGTCTGCTGAGTAGGAATTGATGTAGGAGCAACAGTAACCAAATCTGGACCGTTTGGCATCCAGTAATACTGGGCATAATTGTTGTATTTGTCAAAATCTACAAATGGATCCCAACTATAATATTCACTTTCAAATAATCTATCAGCTTGTTCTGTTATTCCGCCTTGTGTTTTTAACGCAAATATCATACCTGGGTAGGTAATAGCATCATCAATTTTATTAGTAACTGGATCAACACTGATAACACCGGGTTCTAATTGATAATTAGTCCGTATTGCCGTTAATTCATTAACATAACCATCACTTGGGTTAACTCCAGGTCCAACTTTTTGACCAATAAAACCTTGTGTTTGTTTGTATTCTGGTTCTTGAATTAATTGATCAAGTGTTGCCGATAAAAATTGCTTGTTTACCGGAGTTTGAAATATTTCAGGTAAAAAATCAACAGAACGAATTTTTGTAGCCATTAAATTGCTCCACTACCAGGGGCAGTCTGTAAGTTAGTGCTAGTCAATGATTTAATAATTTCAATATTATTAATAGTAGCGCCATTGACGAAAATTTGATATGGGGCACATTGCACTTCGTATAAATCACCGAATGATTTTTGCGGATTAAGTGGAACTAACACTACCGATGCCACGTAAGTGCCTATCTTAGAATGTATGTAAGAAGCTAGTTCAGAAAAATAAAAAGTTTGACCAAAACTCCAGTTGGCAATATCAAAATATTCATTCATAGTGGTTAATACTAAATTTTGAATTTGATTATTACTAGCATTGGTATTTGCCGCAGGAATAACTCTAATAGTTGCCCGCAACGCTGCTGGAGCTTTGCTGCCAAATAATGGTAAAAATTCTACGCTATTAAGAATCATATTATCACTTATCATCTTATAATCTTGTAATCCAGAATAAGCCGTTGTTAATTCATCAATGGTAGGAGGAAGTGGTTGTAGTATGGTATTGGTTGTATCACGAACCCATGCTGAGTATGCTGTATAATATTCTAAAGTTACAACATACAAGTCAATAATATTTGTACTACCTGGATCAATCAAATTAGTCAATGATGAATTATGGCGATATTGAAAATACAAGTCTTGACGACCAATTTGTGCTACCCACCCTTGAGTCAATGCCAATGTTCTAGTTCCTGTCAATGTTAATGTCAGTGTATAGAAATTATTTTCTTGATAAGCATAAAATATCTGCCCAGTTGGATATTGTTGTTTAACCATTTGAATTTGTGATAATGTGGCATAATCATCATCTACAATACCGGCTGGTTGTAACAAGTAGCGTTCTAAATTATCAAAATCAACAGTTAATTGAAAATATACATATGGCTGCGGATTCGTCGATGTTGATGGCTGCGGAATAATAGCGCTAGATGGAGCTATACCAACAATTTGTTGAAAGAAATCTGGATCATTTGGAATACCATTATTATTGTACTCTTGATAACCAACTAATACTTGATAGTCATCGACTAAACCATCACTTAATACTGGCTGTCCGATAATTTTTAAAGAAACATCTGTTAATAATGGAGAATTGTTATCCGGCTGGCTATTTGACCGTAAAATTTTAGCAAAATCAGAAATAACTGTGCCAGTACGACTGTCATATATTGCTTGCACTGTATCAAAGAAAAACCTTACCTCTAATACACTACCAAAATAATAATTAAGACTACGAGATATAGTTGTGTATTGTGATCCATTAAATGTTGCTTGTATCATCCAACTAGCATCAAGATTGGCACCAGATGTATTACCAGCATACGCTTGGCTCCATGTTGCCCCTGTTGCTAAATTAGGTGAAGTGATAAGATACCATGAATATGCTGTTCCAGTAATCGCTCCTGTACTATCATACCCAAGTCCAAAATTTTGTTTTAAATAAATTTGGTTTAATATAGAACTGTTTAGTGATGTACCAAAAGTTGTTGACAACAATGGTATAACTTCCACTGGAATCGCCCCAGTTGGAATATAAGTATTGAGTACCACAGGTCCTGTGCCATCTATTAAATTACCAATCCCACTGTTACTACCATCCCCTGCAATTGCGGTTGGGCTAGCCCAAATTACTAGATGATCCCCTGCTTCGGTTGGAATACCTGGCTTTAATTCATTACTAGAATCAAAATAATATCCAGATGGCGGAGCAAATTTAACCAATGAAGTTTCGGCAATGAAAAAAGCATTATTACTAACTGTTGATCCAACTGGAACAGGAACACCACTACTGTTTTGGAAATACCCAGTAGTCTCATTTACAATAGTTGTACTTTCATGCCAGCTATAGTTCAATGATACTAAACTTGGGCGTGGGAAATAAGCATAGTAAAATTGCCTAAACGTATCTTGTAATAACACAGGAGTAATGTCATTTAAAATAACATTATTAATATCATTATTAGTTTGAAATGTAAATGTAAACGCAGGAGTGTTGTTTATATACCACAATGCTCCATCAGATCCAAATACATTTGTAGAAGAATACTTACCAGTAGGGTCAACTAAATCCAAGTAACGACTCGTGCCAATAGAACTACGATTAAGAGCGGCGCTTTTAATAATAGAATTATATGTTGTAAATGGGAAATTAGTATAATCTTCACCATTCACCATGCGATTTTGTGTATAATAACGAGCTGGAGCACGTTGTTTAATCTGATCAATAGTCTCACGGGCAGCAGCATTTGACACTGGTGATGTAATACCACAATTGAATGTGATAGTTTCAATTTGCCCAGAACGACTAACATATGAAATAGGAATCTGGATAGATTGCATATTTTCTGGATTAATAATATATTGTAATCCATTTGATACACGGATATAATTGCGGAATTGTCCTGTTGGAATTGCGGCAAATACATTGTCACCAAAAACTAATGTAATTTGATCGTTGGTTCTGCTGGTTACAGAATAAACAGTACGTAACGTAGGAGTCATTTGTTCTACAGCAGCAGCATAAATTGATGGAACCCTAGTCCAAATTTGTTGAACTGCGCCTACATTATCAAGTTGATATAACCAAACATCAGTATTGTTAATTCCTTCGACATTAATATCAACTGTACGATTTGATATTTGTTCTATTAAATTAAAATCTTGATTTTGCAATGACCCTTGTTTGAAATAAAAAAAGAATCCGGTATTGCCTGATTGATACCCCAATTGATCATTACGGTATAAAATATTAAATTGTCCATTTGGCAATGGAGGAGGTTCATAAATGTAAGTTTCACCAAGCGATGTGGCATTAACTGCTTCAAATGGCATACTAACACCATTGATAGTTGCTGTATAAGGCACAACAGGCAAAAATCCAGGAACTAAATTTATGGTATATTCTTTTGTATCAATTCCTAAAATAACTTGATCATTGCCAGGAGATCCAACGTGTTGAGTATCAACCAACGCAGCATTTAGAATAGTTGTGAATTGTTCTTGCCAATCAAAGTTGTTTGGATCTGCCCAGTTAACTGTAATGTTAGATAAATTTAACCCGTTATAATCAGACACATTTTCTGTGGTTTGAACTGAAAAAACTTTAAGATATCCACTGGCTTCTGTATTACGCTGTGGGGTATATGATACTAAATTAGCTAATTTAACAACACTATCCCGTCTTTCTGCTGTGTCAATGTAATTTTCACGAGTGTTTAAATCTGTGCGGAATGCCAATGCTTGACCCATGAATGCCATGACATCAAGTAAAGCAATAAATTCAGAAGATTCAATATAATCATTGAATGTTTCAGGATAATACTGGCGCAAATAATCTATAAAACTCTTACGTAAGGTTTCAAAATCGTAACTTTGGAAGTCGCCTTCACTGTATGTTTGATAGATTTTTTTCCAATCTTCAACACCAAATAATACGGTTTGTCTTGTAGTCTTCGCCATTATTGTTCCATTATAACATTATTTATAGTATTAATAATGTAGGTATATTATGTTAGATGTAACTGGCTGATCGTGAGCTTTCGTTAAAGAAAATAGATAATATCTGTGGGGTAGTAGTTGCAACAGTTTGTAAATTAAGTTCTAATAATATACCATTGGTCTGTGGATACATGGTAACTGTATTGACATATAACCTAGGATCCCCAGCAACTACTCGTTGAACTTCATTATAGATAGCAGTTTGTAACTCTGGAGTTTGATTCTCAAACAAATAAGTCCATAATAATGTTCCATATCCTGGACGACCCACAACTTCACCTTGTCTAATATTAAAAGCATTGATTAAATCTTGTTTTATCAACTCGTAATCAACCAATACAAAATTTTTGTATTGATTAACTGTTGAAAATCCAATAAAAGTTGCCATAATATATATTTATCCTAGATAATAGTAACTAATCTATTGCCTATACCTTGAGCCAATGATTGTGTTTGACTTAATATTCTAGTGGCAGCTCCAATATCAGCCGACACACCCAAACTGCTAACAGACGGCATAGCATACATAGGTGGGTTAATAAGAGAAGAACCTATAACACGGACTACCGCTGCATCAAGAGTAGAACGATTCACCGTGTTACTAAACGCTGCGGCAGGTTGTATTCCTGCTATCAATCCACTTAGTGAAAAATTACTAAAACTAGAAGCAAACTGAGCAGCTTTTGCCAGACTGTTAACTGCGGTATTGATTTGGGCACTTATTTTGTTTAATACAGGAGGAATTGGTACCAAACTCCCTGCCAAGGCACCTAAACTCATTAATGTCGGAGTAATACTTTCACCAGCTGCCCAACTAGTGGCAATACTTACACCATAGTTAGTTCCTATTGCCATTAGTGCACCAACATCTCCATTAACGGATGAACCTAATATAGAAGTAATTCCAGATGCCGATCCACCAGTTAAACCAGTAGATAGTCCCGATACTTGCCCCGCATCTGGAGAAAATCCAACTGCTCCATTAGTCAATGAAGACAGTCCATAACTATACATTGCAACAGCATCTGACCCAAGATTTTGTACTTGTTCAGGAACTGTCCCTACATTAGTTATATTATCGGTAACATCATTATTAAATCCATGGTTAGATGTAAGCAAAGTTACAGGAGATACTTCTGCCAATGTGCCATTTTCTGTATAAACTTGACCTGTACTAATACTTGGTGTCGTTACTTTAGAAATTGGTGGTATAATAGACCCATTCTCTACTAATTGATCATAACTTCTATTCAGTAATAGTTCTTCTATTTTATTCTGCATGGCGAGATCACCCAATATGTCATACACACTGGAAACGCCAAATAATCCTGTCCATGGAGTAGGAGAACTCATAAAATCAACAAAATTTGATGGGTTGGCACCTGTAGTTAAGTCTAATGGGCAATATAACTGACTCATTCCTGGTTTAATCAATCCAGCCTGCTCAAGTTGAATACAATTAAACCCATAAATTCCAATACCATCAGCTTGCGTAAATGTATTGATAGTATTATTTGTCAATGCCGCTAGTTGAGCCATCAACGATTGCGTTTCTTGTGCTGATAATTGCCCTGCTTTTAAAGATAACCCAGTTCTGCCAGTAGGAGTACTTGTTACCTTAACATAATTTACTTGGGTAATTGGATTAAGTACTGGAGTAGAGGTTAACACCGGCAATTCAATCACAATTGGTAATTTTGATATAACAGCCATTAAAGTTTTGTCATCAACACCTGCGGTTCTGCGCTGCAATCGTGTTAATCCAAAATTACTTAATGCTTCCCGTGGGTGTAATAATGTATCTCCTTTATTGTACCCTACAAAAGTACCAGCAGCCACTTGTGAATAGAAAATATTATCTGCTTGGCCTTGGGTAGTTCCAGTAGGAGCATTTAGTTGATATTTTGATCCAGAAGGTAATGTATATTTAAATATTGCCATATTAATTTGTCTTAGTTATAGAAGTTCCGGCTGGAATAGTCGGAGCACCAGGCGGACTTGAATTTGTCCCATCTCCTAGGTTAACATTAACCTGAACACCTTGATTATGGTAAGGCCATGGCTCATGCGCTGGTGCCCTAGTAACAATACTCTCAGTTCCGGCTGATTCAACTTTAAATCCAGCTGCTGTATTAAAGCTACTGGCTGGCATAGTATATTTTATTAACCCAGTTGGGGCAGAAACCGAGGCTGCTGATCCTGAATTCAAATCTATCAGTCCTGCTTGTAATGCTAAACTTCCCCCACCTTGCCACGCTCCTATTTTGCTGTCAAGAGTTAATTGCCCATTACTTTTAATGCCTATTGTTGATTGACTAAACATTAATAATTCTTCCTTAGTGGCACAAGTAAATTTACCCTCACTTTGCATTGTAGTAGACACATTACTCATCATATTGATATTTCCACCGGCCCAGACATTAAAATCTTTGTCAGCATGTAAATTCATTGTACCTTCTGTTCGTAAATTAATAGAATTTGTAGTATAAACATCAAGAGTACCCTCTTGGCCAAACTCTAACCATACTTGACCATTAGCATGCGCAATATAAAAATTATTCCCGTCATCACTCATAGTAAGTTGATGACCCTTGGCGGTACGAATACGGACTAACGCAGTTTTTCCATCAGTAGCACCATCATCCATAACCATACTATGTCCACCAGTGCGGCCAACTATGGTAGCATCATCTTCCGTTACTTCACCGGATGCTACTTTTTGTGTTATAGTAGCATCATGTAATCCACCTTTATAAATTGGTCTACCAGGAGTGCTTGTTCCAGTGACATTACTAGGACTTTCTCGTTGACTTGAGGAATCTATTGGACCTCGAATAGGATCGTTGGCAGTGCCTTGTTGCAGTAGTGTGGCAGCAGCATAACTATGTACTGGTTTCGGTTGTTTAAAAAATTGTGAGTTCTCTGAAAATTCTGTATTGTTTTCAGCTGTGTTAATTTCGGTAACTGGTAATTGCGGACTTTTGGAAAAATATGTTTCTTGATCTGTATTTTGTTTAACAGAATTTTTAACTGCTCCAAGTGCTGGTACCATGTGATTAGCACCATCAAATGGTATTATTCCTAAATAAAATCCTTCACTATCATCACCCGCAACAAAAATACATAAAATTTCTGTACCAATATCTGGAGCGGCTGATGCAGTACCGTAACTTTGCTTATTACTATTTGAACCATACGATCCTGCTCCAGTTGACGAACTAGTTTGAGCTGTAGATCCACCTTGTTGCTGTAGAGGCCTTACTTTTCTCCATGACCTAAAATTTTCTTTTGGTAAACCGTTTGCAAACTGAGCAATATACACTTGAAGATAACCACTACGAGATGAATCAACATTATTCATCACAATTCCAGTAAAAGCACCAACATTTGTTGGATAATTACCTTTATCAAATCTTAACGATTGTGACGAGCCGGTGGCTCTTGGTGTATTAATTGGCATTATTGGTCCCTTGGTGCTAATTCTTGCCGGTTATTGTTAGTTATTGGTGTTGTGGTTGTATTACTTGTCTTTGCTCCGGAAGCTCGTATTTGAGAATCAAATTTGTCTAATGCTAGTTGTTCTGCTCTTGCTCTTGCTACCCATTGCGGAGAAATTCCTTGTATTACTAATTTTCTTGTTTGTTCGTTAACGTAATCTCTGTAATCCGCAGCGCCTTTGGGATCATTTTGATTAAATACAGTAAAATCTATGTTAGTTGTAGTACTTGTTCGAGTTCCAATAACAACTCCACCAGATGTAGCAGGTCTGTCTGGATCAGCAGGCTGAGTTCCCCTTTCTAATACAGGAGTGGCTGAATTTGGCGCATTACTTGTTGTTAGAGCAATTGGAGTGTATTTTACTCCAGGTACGGTGGCAATAGGAGTAACAGTACCAGCTTTGTCAGTTGTTGATACAGATGGAGTACGGGAACCAGTATTAGTATTAGCAGTCTGTGATCTAGCCACAACATTGTTAATTTGAACTTGATTTAAGTTTTTAATAATTGCTCCAGTTAATGTTTGTTCAAATTTGCCTCTACTAAATGTAGATATTACATCTGTGGCATAATATGCCGCGCTTGCTTGGGTAGATGCCTTTGCCAAATTATTTGAATTTCCGTCTGTTGCTGCTGAATTAATATCTACTAATCCGGTACCGCTAGAAGGGCCATTTTTTCCATTATTATAATCAGCTGGAGAATT